GCTCGAGGCGCAACGTTTCGCGTTGCAGGCCCTGACGCGCATGGTGGGGCAGGGGATGCCCGATGTCGCTGGCCGCCTTCGCGTGGCGATTGACGCGATCAGTGCATCGCTGACGCTTGCCACGATCACGACGGTCGGCACGGTGACGACGGTGACGACGGTGACGACATGCACGACGTTGTCGAATCAAACCAACGTCGGCGGCCTGGCTGCCACTGAGCAGATCCCCTCCCTCATGCGCGTGGCTGCGGACAGCCTGCGCCGTAACATCTCGGTGACCTGATGCCTACCACCAACGGCAACCGCAAACTGCTGGACCTAAAACGATGGGAGTTCTGCACGCCTGCGCCCACAGCAAGCGTTACCGGGTCGTTTATCGCGTCATCGCGTCATTACCGGCAACAGCAGCTGTATGTCGTCAGCGCAACAGTGCATTACCTGTACAACCCGCTCGAGGACGCGTGGGTGCAAATCCCGTCCGGCGCGCTGGCGGGTACATTTGCGCCGGGTGCGTGCGGGACGGCAACGGCGGTCGGGCCATCGGGCACCGCCACGGGCGGCACGACATCTACCATCATCACCGGCCTGACACTGGCTCGCGACCTTCGGGGTTACAGCATCCACATCACGGGCGGCCCGAATGCTGGCGTGACGCTGGCGATTGAGTCAAACACCATCGGCGCCACTGCGACCATCAGGGTTCCCACGCAGGCGTCGGCCTTCACGGCGTCGACGACCTACCGGCTGTTAACGCCCCGCTGGTACGTGCTGAATGCTATTACGGCAAGCGGCACGACGACGGCCAACGTGTTCCGGTTTTACGACTTCGCAACCAACACTTGGGCCGCTGCCGAAACGGGCGCGACGGACGGTGTGGCCCCCGCCGCCGTCATCGGCACCGATTCCAAGTTGATTGCCACTCCGTCGTGGCAGGGCGAAGGGTACAAGTCATTCGCTACCGGCACGGCCACGGCAGGCGGCGCATCGACGCTGACGAACAGCGCGAAAAATTGGACCGTCAACCAGTGGACGAATTATCAGATTCGCATTGTCAGTGGAACCGGCGCGGGCCAGATTCGAACCATCGCTTCCAACACGGCCACCGTCATCACGACCAGCGCCGCGTGGACGACGCAGCCTGACGCGACCTCGGCATACAGCATTGAGGGTAACGACGACTTCATCTACTACATGGGCTCGGGCGCCGTCACGCTGTTCCGCTACTCCATCTCGGCGGGAACGTGGACAACGCTTTCCCCCGGTGTCGCCCGAGGCGCAGCGCCAAACACCGGCATGTCGGGGCACTGGGCGTGGGAAACCAGCGACACAGCATGGAATGATGAGAACAGCATCATCGCCGGTCGCCGCATTTACAGCTTCCGGGGCGCGGCGGGTGCCGTCATGGATTACTACGACATCGCCGCGAATACCTGGGTGAGTGCCATTACCTATTCGCCCGCGACGGAAACGCTGACGACCGGGACGAAACACGTCTATCTCAATAACACCCTGTACAGCCAGAAGGACGCCACGGGCCGTTGGTTCCGCCTGAACCTGACGACCTCGGAGCAAGACGGCTGGTCGACGATGACCTACACCCAAGGCGCGGCCCTGCTTGGCGACACGGCGTTCGATGTGCATTACATGGACGGCGGCACTGAAATCGATTACGTGTACATGCTGCTCAACACGTCCACCGTGCTGCTGCGGGCGATGGTGATCTGATGACCATCGAACAACTGATCGAGATGGCCCGCCGTCGCATCGCCTACCTGAGCACCTTGCGCACCGCGGCGGATCGCATCGGCGACGCCGCCGAGGTCGCGCGGTTCGACGCCGAACTCAAGGAGTGCGAAGCCACGCTGAGCCGACTGCAGGCCGCCTAAATGCTGCTGCTGCTGTTCTCCAGCCAGGCGTCCAACGAGGGCGCCGGCAGCTCGGCGGGCACGGCCACCGTCACCGCCACCGGCGCGGCCACCGCGGCCGCCGCCGCCAGCAGTGCCGGTAGTGCGACGGCCAGCGGCACCGGCGTCGCACTCTACGCCGGCACCGCGAGCAGCGCCGGCCAGGCCACCGTCACCGCCGTCGGCGCGACCGCCGGCGGCGTGCAGGCTGTTACGGCCACCGCGGCCGGCATCGCCAGCGCCGCGGCGACGGGCGCGGCGACGCGCGCGGCCGCGGCTGCCAGCGCAGGCCTGGCCGCGGTCAGCGCCGTCGGCCAGGGTCTGCAGACGATCGCATCGGTCGCGGCCGCCGCGGGCAGCAGCAACGTCTCCGCGGTAGGCCTCGATGCCACGCCGCCGGTGCCGATCGCGATGCGCTTCGAGCTCGTGAGCCGCGCGGCCACCTTCGAGCTCGCCACGCGCTCGGCGCCCGGGGTGCTCCGCACGCGCGCAACGACCATCCTGCTGAGGGCAGCTTAATTGGACACCGTGAACGAGGGCACGACTGCCTACCTGTCCGTCAGCTTCCTCGACAAACTGGGCGCACCGGTCGCGCCGAGCAGCGTGGCCTGGCGCATCGACTGCCTGACGACCGGCACCGCGGTGCTGGCCTCCACGCCGGCGACGCCGGGCACCGTGGTCGAGCTCGTCATCACGCCGGCGCATAACGCGATCCTCGGGAGCCGGCCGTTCGAGCGCCGCCGGGTCACGGTCGAGGCGGGCTACGGCGCCGGCGACGGGATCAAGTCACAGTTCGATTACCTGGTGCGCAACCTGAGCGCGATCACATGACCACAGTCCGCGTCGAAGGACTCGCCGAGCTCGAGGCGCGGCTGAAGGCGTTCCCGGCCAAGCTGCAGCGGCGTGCGCTGAACGCCGCGATGCGCGCCGGCGCGCGCGAGGTGGTCAAGGAAGTCAAAAGCCGGGCGCCGGTCGCGACCGGTGCACTGCGCCGCAACGTCGTCACGAAGCGGGGCAGGGCGTCGCTCGATCGCGGCCTCGCCGCGCGGCAGATCGTCGGTGTGCGGCACGGCAAGGTGCGCACCCGCGAGACCAAGTACAAGACGAAATCCGGCGCGACCCGCACGAACCGGCTGACGGCCTACGACAAGCGCGGAGACAACCCGTTTTACTTCCGGTTCCAGGAGCAGGGCTACACCGCCGTCGGCCGGCGCAAGGCCGCGAACCGCAGCGAGCGCGGCAACCGCAAGGCCGGCAACCCGAGTTACGGGCGCTTGATCCCGGGTAAAAAGTTCCTGGCCGGCGGCCTCGCCGCGGCCGGCCCGCGCGCGCTGAACACGATCAAAACGCGCCTCGCCGCCGAGCTCGAGCGCCTCGCATGAGCGCCGAAACCGCGCTGAAGTCGACGCTCGATGGCGCCGCCAGCGTCACCGCGCTCGTGTCGACCCGGATCTACCCGGACGCGCGGCCGCAGGATGACGTCCTGCCGGCGATCGTCTACACGCGCGACACGACTGAATACGTGCCGACCATCCACGGCACGATCGCGCTCACTCGCGCGCAGCTCTCTGTCCTGTCGTTCGGCGTCACCCGAGCCGCGGCTGAAGCCGTGGCCGACGCCGCGCAGACCGCCGTCATGGCGGCCGGGTTTCTGATGGTCAACCGCGCGGGCGATTTCGATGTCGATACGCGCACCTATGTGGTCACGCTCGCGATTGAGCACTTGAGTTAGATAGGGGGATTCATGGCGAAAGTATGGTCAGGCGTTCAGATCGCGGTTCAGTCGGCGCTCGCAACGGCACTGCCGATCAGCGCGATCACGAAGGCAAATCCGGCGGTCGCAAGCTACACCGGCACCGATCCGGTCAACGGCGACTATCTGTATCTGTCGTCGATTCAGGGCATGTACCAGCTCGACGAGCGGGTCGTGCGCGCGGCGAATGTCAATGGCGCCGGCAACACGGTCGAGCTCGAAGGCGTCAACTCGACTGCCTTCGACACGTTCACCTCGGGCAACCTGCAGGTGATCACGTTCGGCACCACGCTGTCGCTCATCACCGACATCACCGTGTCGGGCGGGGAGTTCGAAGACATCGACACCACGACGATCCACGACCTGGTGCGGGTGGTGCAGCCCGGTGTCGCGAGCAATCTCAACTTCGCCATGACCGCGCAGTGGGATCCGGCCTCGACCGCCCTGCAGGCGCTGAAGACCGCCTCGGACGGCAAGTCACGCCGCGCGATCCGGTTCACGTTCGCGGACGGCACGAAGTGGGTCACCACCGGCTTCATCGGCTGCTCGCTGGCGCCGACCGGATCGGCGCAGCAGCTCGTGACGACGCCGATCACCATCAAGGCGAACGCCAACGCGTCGCAGGCGTACGCGACCTGATGGCACTCGACAAGTCGACCATCGTCCGGCCGGTTCTGCGCAAGGAGACCGTCCCGGTCGAGACCTTGGGCGGCGAGATCATCCTGCGTCAGCTTACGCTGTCGGAGATGCTCAAGCTCGGCAACGCGCGGCACAGTCAGGACGACGAAATCGCGCAGGTGCTTGCCTGGTGCGCCATCGACGAGCAGGGCCTGCCGCTGCTGAGTCTCGACGAGTGGCAGGCCTGGGGGGCGTCGTGCCTCGCTGAATCGCTGCAGCTTTACGAGGTCGTGATCAAGCTCACCGGCCTCGAAAAAAAAACGACACCGACGGGCTGACGTTCGCGCGCTTTCTGGCGCGTGACCTGGGGCGCACGGTGGACGAGCTGGGCGCCACGATGTCGGCGCAGGAGTATCTCGGGCACCTTGACGACTACCAGCGCGAGCCGTGGGGCTCGCGGGCCGTGGTCGCGATGCTGGCCCAAGTGTGCGCCATCCTGTGCAACGTCAACCGGGGCAAGGACACGCCCCCGTTCACGCCGTCTGATTTTCTGCCGGGCCGCCGAAACGCCGAGCCCGTCAAGCCGACCACGTTCTCGGATCTGATCGACACGCTCAAAGGGTAACCCGTGGCAACACTCGGCTCGCTGGTCGTCGAACTCGGCGCCAACGTCGGCAAACTGCAGACCGACATGGCGCGCGCCGTGTCCGTGGTCGACCGGGCGTCGAGCGGCATCAAGCGCGCGGCCTCCTTTGCGACGGCCGCCCTCGCCGGCATCGGCGCGGGCCTGTCGCTCACGTCGATCGCGGGCGCTGCGCGCGAGGTCATCGACCTCGGCGACAAGCTGCGCGATCTGTCCTTCGCTACCGGCCAGTCGGTCGAGCAACTTTCGTTCCTCAATTTCGCGGCGGGCCAGTCGGGCACGTCGATCGATACCATCTCCTCGGCCGCGCAGCGGCTCTCGAAGAACCTCGTCGAGATCGCGAACGGGCAGGGCGCCAAAGCCGCGCAGGCGCTCGACCTGCTCAAGCTCTCCGCCGACGAGCTCGCGCGCGTCGACCTGGCGTCTCAGATCGGCCAGATCGGCGCCGCCCTCGCTGCCGTCGACAACCCGAGCCAGCGCGCGGCGGCCGGTGCTGCCCTGTTCGGGAAACAGTTCAAGGAACTCGCGCCGCTCATCCTCGAGGGCGAAGACGGCATCGGCCGGCTGGTCGATCGCTTCGTCGAACTAAACGGCACCATCACCCGCGACCAGGCCGACAAGTTCGACGCGCTGAATGATTCCATCGGCGAACTCAACCTTGCCTCGCAGGCCGCCGGCAAAGCCGTCGCGACCGCGCTCGCGCCCGCCCTGACGACGCTGTTCAACGCCATCGCGACCGGTGTGCCCCAAGTCGCGCCGGCGCTCAGCGGCCTCGGCAAAACCTTCGACACCTTCCTGACCGAGACCGCGCTGAAGCTCGAGCGCTTCAATCTCAAATTCGAGACCTTCAAAGCGGGCCTGTTCAACTCGGATCGCTTCCGGCAGCAGGCCGACCAGGCCGCCGACACCATCGACGGCCTCGAGGAAAAATTGCGGGTCCGCCGCAACGCCGCCCGCACCGGCCGCGAGGAAACCGACGTCTCGGCAGGGCGTGCCGCGATCCTCGGCACGATCACGAGCGCGGGCATCGACGCGCAGGGCGATCCGGAAGCCGCCGCCAAGGCCGCTGAGAAAGCCTCCCGCGAAGCTCAGCGCGTGGCCGATGCCCTGCAGCGCGAGACCGACTCGGTGCGCGACTACCTGCAGGACTACGCGCGCGATCGGGAGCGGGCCTTTCAGGGCGAGGTCGAGCAGTCGCGCGCGCGCCTCGACTCCCTGCGCGAGTCCATCGCGACACCGCGGGAGCGCGCGACGCGCGAGCTGCAGGAGTTCTCGCGCGTGTTCGGCGCCGACTCCGAGGAGTACGGCCGGAAGGCGATCGAAGTGTTCAACGAACTCGACACCACCGTCAGCAAGCTCGACGAAAACGGCGAGCGCGCCCGGACCACCTTCGCCGATCTGGGCGCGACATTCTCCTCGGCATTCGAGGAGGCCATCTTCTCGGCCGGCTCCCTGTCCGACGTCCTCGCCGGCCTCGGGCAGGACATCGCGCGGCTGCTGTTGCGGCAGACCGTGACCGATCCGCTGGCGGAGTTCGCGAGCAACATTTTCAAGACCGGCACCGGCGGCGGCGGCATCGGCGGCTTTTTCTCGTCGATCTTCGGCGGTTTCCGCGCCAACGGCGGCCCGGTGTCGGCCGGCCGCGCCTACGTCGTCGGCGAGCGCGGGCCCGAACTCTTGATTCCAGGCACCGCCGGGACCGTGGTGCCGAACGGGACAGGGGGCTCGACCGTGAACGTCTACAACTACGGCAACGAACCTGTGCGCACTGAAGACAACGGCACCCGGGGCATCGACGTGTTCGTCGGCTCATCCGTCAGTCGTGCCGCCTCGCGCGGCATGTTGACGCCGCTCGGTGTGCGTCCGCCGCTGGTGGCCCGCTGATGGCCGTCTGGCCGGCGACCCTGCCGCAACGGGTGCTGCTCTCGGATTTCGCCGAATCGGCCGACTCAAACGTCATCCGCTCCGAAATGGAATTCGGGCCGGCCAAGGTGCGCCGCCGCTACACCGCCGAGATCAAGGTCTATCAGGTGAGTCTCGTGCTGACGCCCGACCAGGTCACCACGCTCGACACGTTCTACGACTCCACGCTCGGGGCCGTGGATGCGTTCGACTGGGTCGACCCGCGCACACTCGCCGCGGCGGTCTTGCGCTTCCGCTCCCGGCCTGAGTACCGCCCGCTGGGCGGTGGTTTCTGGCGGACGTCCTTCGCGCTGGAAAAACTCCCGTGAGCCGCGCGCTATCAAACGACGGTCGCGACTCGCTCTACGCGCCGCAGACCGACGAAGTCTGGTTACAGCTCCTCACGATCGCGCACCCCGATCTGGTGACGCCGATCCGGCTCACGAACAACAG